TCCAGAATCCAATATTATATAATGCTCCAGTATTATTTGGCCCAACAATTTGAAATTTAATATCATATTTATAAATCGGAAAACACCTTTTTTTAATTATTTCCCTATCCAATAATATATGAAGTGGTTTTTCTGTTGAATCATTTTGAGTCCTCCACTCACCTGCATTTACCTGCAATTGATTTGGCACTGTTGTTGTTGGATCGGATGCCGAAGGAGCAAAGATTCTTATACCTCCAAAATATTGCGTTGGAGCTAAATTTGCAGGATCTTGTCCTCCTGCCAGAGTAGAAATCCAAAAAGGTGGATCACCTATGAAAAAATCTGGTTTTATTTCCATTCTTGATGAAGCATCTGTATTATAATTATTATACAATCCAACTTGTGAACCAAAATAATTTGATATTTGTGAACCATTAAAAATTAATGCTTGTTGAAAATCGTTTAGTTGAACATTAAAATCCTCCAATACAACAACTCCTGCATCAATAAAAAGTTTAAATGCTCCTGTAAATAAATTATTTGTTGTCATTTCACCCACTTCAAACTGTGTTCTTTTTAAATAGTCTTGTCCTCCATGTAAATCAGGCAGTGCTTCACTCACAAAAGAAAATGGAACTGTTATTGTCATTTGTTCATCATTCGCCATAGGTGGATTGTTCACCATAATTTTTATCGTTGATGACTCCCAAGCTGATGTTCCCCAATTTGGAACAGTTGAACTCCATGTTGCTGCATTTCCACCTCCTGAACCATAAGTTCCATTTAACCATCTCCGTATTTCCGAATCCAAAAAAGGTTCATCTTCAGCTTGTGATGTCGCCCAATCTGCTGATGACATATTTGAAACAACTATCCTAAATATAATGGGCAATCTAAAGTCTGTATCTAAAAAACTATTTTCGGAGGTTAATAAGTCCGTAAGAGCTATTCCTTCTGCACTTGAACCATCCCAACTGAACTTATAGCTTATTGTTAACTGTCCTGAAACAACAATAGTGTCCTGTCCATCCGTTACTGGAATAAACCATCCATCATTTTCCCCAAAAGCTCCTGTATCAGTTCCAGTATATGGCATACCTGCTGGGAAATATGGTGAATTTAATGGATCGTTTGTTACCATAGCATCACCCAGGAATCCCAATGCACTGCCAAAACCACCTCCTGCATCTCCTATAAAAAAACCTGATATGTCTGTGTAATGATCTATCTCAAAAGGTGAATCTGGATCTTCAAATGACATATTTAATGGATATGAAACTAAGTCATGAAAATAATTTGTTTGAACTTGTCCTAATGGTGAATAGTAACTGATTTTATTTCCCTTTAATTTTGGCCTGTTGGTTGATAAATCTAAACCAACTTCCTGTGTTACATCCAATGCAGTTGACAATGTTGAGGTATTTGGAACACAATATTCATACTGAGTTAAGGCATCACCACCTGATGTATATGCTTGATTCTCAAACACCCTGCATGAACTGGTTAGTCCAGAGCTTTCATTAAACATCACTGATCTACTCATCAACCACCATGTAACACCTAAATTTTGAAACTCTTTTACTGACATAAAAAATTGAACACCATACAAAGTAGCCAACTGATCTAAAATATCATAATAAGACATCCATGTTCCATCATCATTTTGAAACGCTGCTTCATTAACAAATGCTAATTTATATGGATTGTATGTATCTTTCCATGTGGTGTCGGTAATATCACCCATATTTGCGTTATATCTATTTGCTGTATTACGAATCGGAATTGTTGCTGTTCCACCTGATGAGGGAAAGGCAGTTGAGTAATAAAGAGTTTGTTCAATAGCTTTTTGAAAGTAATATAAAACACAAAGCCATGATGCTCCTGTTTCTGGAGCATATCTCTTTTGTTTCATTTTAGCAACACCATCTGTTGCCCTAATCCTAATTGTTGTTGGCATAGGAGCATCAGCAATTGTAACAGTATCATCAATAATATCTCCGGCCCACCAAGTTCTCCACGCTGTATCTGGAGAATCATAATGCTCTACTATTACAAACAATTTCGATTCATTATTTGCCAATAAATCTTCATATATATTTCCTGTTGTTGGTGTTACTGCTGGATCTTCTTCAATTTGAAAATCAAATTCCACTGTTGATGCCTTAATAGCCTTATAAACAGGATCGTTCCCTCCTTCATATTTTAATGTAAACCCCTCAATGCCTCCTTTAAATGGAACAACTGTTGATGAATAGTCAACATGATATATATTAATTCTATATCTTGCATTGTTATTAGTATAAAACTCACATTGATATTTTATTCCTGCCATACTAACTTAATCTATTAGTTGTGTTTGTTTCCCTTTCGTTACTCAGCATAATACTTGAGCCACTTATATATCCATTTACTGTCATAGAATCACCTCCTTGACTTCCACCTCCAAATAAATTTGTTCCTGCTACAATAGAATCTCTTGGAGATAATGAAAATGCTCCTTCTGGGCCTACAATATATCTATTTTTAGCAGGGCCAAATGCCACATCACCCACATCTGTAACTCCTCCCAGTGAATCTAATCCTAAGTTCATAGGAGCAACAGGCAATCCTAATGCCTGCATAACCATCCTCAACACTAAGGTTTTTATAATCATTTTTAAAACCTCCTTAGTCATTTGTTTCATAAAACCTTTAAATGCCTCCTTCATACTTTCACCTTCTACAATTGCTGTGGACAACGCATCTGCCATTCCATCTCCAAATCTGGTTGCAAATGCATCAAATTCTTCTGCCATAATCTTCATTCCTTCACCCCAAGAGGTTTTGACTCCATCAATAAATTCTTGAAATTTTGTTTTCTTTTCTTCAATATCTTCATCACTCAAAACTACATCCAATAAATTACCCTCCTCATCCTCACCCAAACCACCACCAAATGCATCCATTTCACCATCCATTCCTAACCATCCTGCAATATCTCCAAACACACTCCCTAATGCATCTTTGATATTGTTAGCGACATTATCAAAAGGTTCTTGTATCATCTCTGGAGTTACAACTGCTGAAATTTTCCCTTCGTTAACATTCTCCTTCACCTGTCCCCATAAATGTTCGGATTGTTTCCAGAAATCATCTATTGCTGTCAAGGCACTTTCAGCAAAATTCACTTCATCATCCCAAAAATCTTCGGATGTAATTGCTGGATCATCATCACCAGCTGGATTTAATAAAGGATGTCCTCCTGCTTGCATCCCAAGAGCATCACCAAGTCCTAACGCATCTGCTGCGGCTCCGAATGGATTTCCTGTTACAAACGCTTTATAAGCCATATCAACAACTCCTACATCACCACTAAGGAAATCTCCTAAACTACCTACTGTGTCGCTGATTATAGACTCAACTTTTTTACCCAAGTAAGTGATGGTTGCGACCATTGTGTCAAATATCAACACCACTAATCCAACCATTTGTGCCAGAACTCCTGCAACTCCCCAAATTAAGGCCCTAAATTCTATTGTGTTATTATAGAAATCAATAAATGTATTTGATGCATTTGCCAATGCTATTTTTACATCATCCCAGTAATAAGCAATCAACGCAACTGCTGCTGCCAATAATGCCAACTTAGGATTGTGCAAGACAAATTTTCCCATAGCTGATGCTGCACTTATGATTCCTGATGCCAACTTTCCAACGCCCATCAATATTGGCCCACCAATAGCAAAAGCAAGGGCCATTTTTGTAATCCATGTTTTTGTTTCAGGATTTAAATTTTTCCATTTAGAAACTAATTTTTCAATAACACTTGAAAACTGTAAAACCAACGGAGATAATGTTTCCCCCAATTCTATTAAAGAATTTTTTAATGATTGAAAAGCTTTTTGCATTTTAAAACTGCCTGTTTCAGCAACAACTTCAAAACCCTCATTCACAAAACCTGTGGAATCTTCTAATTCATCCAGTATATCAATATAAGTTTCAGTTTGCTCTCCTAAAATACCTAAAGCCACTTTCCCTGCCCTTACATTTGCAAAGAAATCCGACATTCTCATCCCTTGTTTATCAAACTCAGTTTTTAAATGTATAAGTGTTTTTTGTAAACCCTGTTTGCCTAACATATCACGCAGATCATCATAATTCATGTTTATTCTCCTCAAAGCTCTACTCCCCCTGTCTGTGGCTTTTTCAAAAGCAAACATGATTGCTGATGCTCCAACTGTTGCTGATGTTGCATCACCAGTTGTTCTGGTATAGGTAGAAATCATAGCTCCAAGCTCCTCCATTGAAACCCCTAATGATTGAGCAACCCCTAATTCTTTCCCTAAAACTTTTGCTAATTCGGAGGACTCAAACATACCTGTTTGAACCATCTTCCCAAAAATATCCAATGCTTTAGATGCCTCCAATGTTGCAACTCCATAAGCATTCTGAGCAGCAGCAGCAATTTTTGATAAGTCAGTTTGTTCTCCAAGTTCCATACTAACACCCTTAGAAACTTGAGTCAATGCCTTAAATGCATTTTCCCCCTCTAATCCTGCTGATGTTAAAAAATACAATCCTTCTGCTAAATCTTTTGGAGCTTGTGCTGTTTTGCCTGATAATTCTAAAATATTGTCTTTAAATGCTGAAACTTGAGCATCTGTTAAACCAACTAAGGTTCTCATTTTTGTCAATGCCTTCTCAAAATCCATTGAGGTTTTTACAGCATATCCACCTAACAAAGCGAATGGCATTGTAAAATTTCTTGTGATTGATGCTCCCATAGATGTCATGGAGGCACTAAAGGCTTTCATTCTGGTAGTTGCCCTTGTTATTCCTGATTGAAATTGCTTAGTGTTTAAGGATAAAAAAACACTAATATTTTTTGATAATGGCATTATTTTTTCGCTTTATGAATTATATAATCAATTTTATCTTTCTCATTTTCCTTATGCTCTTTTTTCTCCCATCCAAATTTCACCAATTGCTGTGGCCTTATTTGTTGGTGTCTTTTGCGTTCACTATTTATCAAAGCCACAGTTTGAAACCTGACTCTCTCCCACTCAAATTGTTCTCTCCTTTCCAATAATTCAAAAAATCCCTCACTTTTTAAGTGAAAAACTTTAGGTGTCATATCCCAAAATTCATCTTCACTCATATTGAGTTGCCCTAATCCAATTTTTAAAAAGTGTTCAAAGGTCAGGGAGGTTACTTTCCCCCCTTTTCCTTTTTTGATTTACCTCCTTTGCTTTGAATATTTTGTGCCATTGATTCACTAAAAATCTCCATAGCATCTGTCATGCCTTTTTGATCCGTATCTAACCAATCTGCAACATCATCAAAGGTGATTTTAAACTCACTCTTTGATCTTCTTGCTCCATGTTTCAATCCACAATAAACCATGTTGATTGCAGTTGATAATGGCATATTATCACCAATCTTAGCTAAATCTGCCATTGTTAGTCCACACAAATCACACCACTCCGAAAGTGTTGCAAACCCATAATGAACAGGCCTCATTTGGCCTCCTATTGCTATTTTTTTAAGTTCTCTCATAATTTTACATTAATTTTTCGTTAATATAATATATAAAAAAACTAAAAACAATACTCTTAGTTAACTGCAATAGTCAATGCTCCTGTTCCTTGTAAACTAATAGAATAGGTTGCTGCATCTTCATTTGGAGCTGATAATGCACAACTTGTTATGTATGCCTTACCTGTGTATTTAGTATCTGCTGTTTCATCACTTGCTTGGTTGAACTCAACATCAATTTGCGTTCTACTTTGTAACGCTGACATTAAATTATCTGGAGCATTTGCTTCCTCTGTTGTATAAAACGCTTCACAATCCATTGTCCATCCATGAGCAGCAGGTAAATATGCCTTCACATGTGATGAGTCTTTGTTTGTTGTTTCAAAAGTGTCTAAACTGTAATTCACTGAACATGATGTAGATGCTCCTAAAAGTGTTGCAGAACCACCACCTGATGTATCAACTGAAAGAACTAAATCCGTTCCGTTAAAAATTCCTGTTGTTGCCATTTCTTTTCTTTTTTTTAATTAATTAATTATCTTCTTCTTTTACTTCTTCTTTTTTTGTTTTTTGTTTTTTTGCTTTTACTAAACTATGTTCATCATCAATCCATCCTGCATTAAGTAAATTCATATAAGCCACTTTATTAATAGGCCCATATTTATCACCCTTTTTTCTGCCATCAATTTCTCTGTCTTTTATAAATGTTACTGTATATTTTTTCATCTTAATCTAAGTTATGTTTATTTAATAAATAATCTTTTATTCTATTATACTGTCCTCCTCCAAAGGTTAGTTTTTTGTCAAATATTACTGTTTCATACATTTTTAATCCTGCTGAACCTGATGGAGATGCTTCTGCTGTTGCTCCTAAATATTGAAATTTAAAGTTCCCTGCTCCTGCCTCACTAAATGCATTATATTCATTTTTATTGTAATAGTCAGCGTTATCAGGATCAATTATTTCCCACTCTCCAGTTTCATCATTTTCTCCACCCCAAGAAATTGACAGATAGGTTTTGTTCACAAAACTTGGAAATATTGTTCCACCAAATAAAGTTATAAGCTCACCTCCGATTTTAATATTACTATAAGAAAGTCCAGAATTATTACGGATTTGCATATAGTTATCGTTATCTGTGGAACTCATTAAAAATAAATACCAATCTGCTGCCGAAACATCTTCTTGGATAACAAAAAACATTGTGCAACCTGATGAAAATTCCACTTCCGTTTCAGCTCCAATGTGTGATGGAGTAACTGTTCCCTGATTCATTCTCAAATATCCTGCTGTGTAATAGTCAGGATATGAGGCAGCTTCATCTGTCAAATTCAATGAGGTTGCTCCACTTCCATCATACCATGTGCCAATGTTATCTAAATCTGCTGTTGGAATGGCATTTGTTGTTGTTCTTAAAAGTCCTGCTATACCTGCATCATACCATCCATAAGCTCCCATACTTGCAGGATTCACCATATATCTAATGTCAAATTCTAAATATTTTTCATATACTCTTAAATTATCATTAAATATATCAAAACTGGTGTCATAAAAAACCTGTTGAATCCAATATCCTGAAACAATGGAACATCCTCCTGTTGGTGGTGTTCCTGAAATTCCTGTTGGTGGTGTTGTATAATCAGTTTCATCTTTATATCTCTCAAGTGTTGCAATAACTATATCAGCAATATTTTGCACATCACCATAAGTTGTTGCATGAACTCCAATCACCACTCTGGCCTGTGTTTTTGTGTGCCTTCTTGCTTTTATCTCTATTGGTTCAATATCCTTTATTTCAAATAATATTGATGGATATGTTTCATTTTGTGGAACAATAGATGGAAAAATCCTTGTGGAAACTAAATTTGTTAAATCTGTTTCGGATGATAAAATTTTATATATTGCCTTTGATATACTCACCTCCAGTTTTTAGTTATTACTAATTGTATTAATTTTTCCTCAATTCTTTTTACTGTCAATTCTTGGTTCTGTTCAAATGCAGGAGTTATAAAATCCTGTGCTTTTGTTTGTCCTCCTCCTCTGGTTTTATGTCCTTTAACAACCCAATTC